TGGGGGCGTATTGGGGGCTTTTTTGTGCTCACTAATGCTAACTCCTGCTCACTCCTGCACTCAACAGCAATTCCGCCAAACCGTTGGAAACAAAGGAAAAGTCCCGGAACTTCAACGAAGTTCCGGGACTACTTGTGGAGATGGGG